CGCCACCGCTATCGCCTCAAGACAAGTGATATACTTATCACGAAGAGAAGTTAGGGTGGCAAGGGGTAGCCCAATGAAATCACCCTTCGCCATTATCAAACTCACTTTCTGTCAAACTTGCAGGGGAGACTTTCAATCGCCCATACAAGGCCGCACCCACGATGTTCATACATTCACAGTCCATCAAATGATTATGCTTTCCGACTTGCTTCCATACAAGCCTTTCCCTTCCAGTCATAGGGTTTTTCACCCGCACCTTCACCTCTGCCTCGATATGAACTCGCCAAACATCGGGCGTGTCTAAGGCTATGTAGCCGGGTTCTTTGATTAGGTTGGAGAGGATGTCTTTGATTGATGGGTTCGACCACCGCCAGACTGGGCAGAACTTCCACTTCCACCCTGCCCTCGATTGAACTGCCTTACCACTAAAGGGGTCACCATTGGCAATTCGAGCGTAGGGGCGTTGTAGCTTTTGCTCCCCCACAATTTCAGAGAAGCTAGTGCGGTCTGAACCCACCAATGCCATCCAGCCGTTCTTACAACAATTATAATAAACATCTCTGGTTTGATCGCCCGAATCGCAGAAAACGCATTTTGATTCTACGCCAAACTCCTCGGCCTTGGCTTGGATGTCTCCCCAAGTCTCAAGCCTTCCAGCCCATACAAGCCTCGATCTTCCCTCAATGTCCCAAGCCCTAACAACGCACCAAGCGTGGAAGCCCCCCGCCTCTTGGATGTCGCACGACATAATCAGCTTCTCATTAACTCTGACTTCACCCATCTTGTAGTCACCAGCCACAATCTCCATCTTCTCGCTTTCGTGTTCCATCCAAGGCTCGGCTAGAACTCGGTTCACGAAGTCTTGTAGCCCTATGATTCCATTGTGCTTATCTTGCAGAAACTTCACCGCCAAACTTCCAAAGGATACCCAAGGGGCATATAGGCCATTGAGATGATAGGAGCGTCTGGCTGGTTCGCCCTTCAGATTGGTTGCCCTCCATTCGCCTTCTCGGAGCATCTTGGTTTTCTGTCCATCTGTAATCTTTCCCTTGCACTCCTCGCACTCGTAATAAGTCGAGGATTTAACCAGCTTAAAATCATAAACGCCATCCTCGATCTTGGCGGCCTCATCCCACTTCACTTGCCCCCAGACCAGTTTCTGCTTATGCCCACAATGAGGACAAGGGACAAAGTAGAAACGCATATCCCCCTTCTGCCATTCGCTCCAAATGATTGAGTCGGCAGTTGTGGGGGTGCTGGTTGCTATGATGAGATGGTTTGGGTAGGTGCTGACTCGTGCCTCTGCTAATTGAACTGGGTTTGCTTCTCGCCCCGACCCTGCTTGCTCTGGGAACTTGTCCACCTCATCCATACAGAGCAACGCAATCGAGCGACTGGAAAGAGCCGAGGGGCTTGTGCCAGCCCACCACACCGAGCATCGCTTAAAGTGTTGCTCTAGGATTTTGATTTTGTCGGTGTTATCGGGCTTTTCTTTTGCTAGGGCTGGGCAATCGTCAATCATCGGCAACCATCTAGTTTCTGTGAATGATCTGGCTAAATGCTCGCTAGGCATCACCCACAAAGCGGGACAAGGTCGTTCTGCTATTCGGTACGCTAGGCCAGCTAGAATCGTCGTGGTCTTGCTTGTTTGTGCCCCCCATACCAGCACCACCCTACGAATCGAATCATCGCCAAAAGCCTCTAGGGGTTCACGGACATAGGGCGTGAGGGTTGTCGAGTACGCTCCGGGTATGTTCGTTACCCTCGCCGAGAGCGTGAGGTTTTTCTCTGCCCATTCTGGGATTGATAGTTGTTCTCTTGGCTCAAAAAGCGTTTTAGAGAATCCCTTAATTGACGCAAGGTTGGTCATTAAAAAGGCTTTCTTCGTTCTTTCTTTTGTCTTCTTTTCTTTTCTTCTTTATTTCTTTATATTTTTGATATGCCTCGCTTTTGGGTTGTGCCTGTCCAAGCCCCTTGCACCAATAATCATTTCTCAATAAAACCCTGCACATTCTTCTCCAAGACGGTGCCCAGCATTTAACTTCTAATTCGTGCGGAGCTTCCTCTGGTATTGTTGTGTAACCCCTTTGATGCCATCCATAAATAAACTTCTTAAATCTGACCGCATAATGATCTCTTGTTTTTTGTGGCATTGTGCCAAGCAATAGATTACAAAAACTTTTCCAAGTATGTTTTTCTGGTTTTGTTATCTTATTGTATCCATTTATGTTTCCCCTTTCTTCTATGTATAAAGAGCCGGAGTTAGCTCCATTTACCCTAGCAATTAGCTTGAACCAAGTTTGTGGCTCTAATATGTGATATAGCCAAAGACCTCTCCTCTGGTCGTCGCCAAATGGTTGGCAAAGCCTTTGTTGGCTAATTTTCACGCCAGCCATATGCATTTTGTCATATATTTTATTGTGAGGCTTGTCTTTATATCTTGAATGAAATCTCCATATATCTTCCGTAAGCCAGTCATAAATTGGATAAACATTGTACACGCTATCCACTATTTTAGTAGTCCACCTACGGCCACCAAGCATAAGGTCTTTCTTTTCCCAAGTTGCGATTGCGCAATATCTATGAAGACTTTCTTGCGCTCTTATGCCGATGAAGCCAGCCGTCCTTTTGCCCTGTCCATACCATTCACCAAACAAGACAATAAATTCCTCAAACTCCATTCCATCCATTCCGAATGGATAGTCTTTTATTCCTTTTGCGGATAGTGGCTTTTCCCTTACCCAAATATCTTTCTTTTCTTCATCCCAAGCCTTCCATCTTGGCTCATAGTTTGTTACCGCATTTCTTAGAAGCATTGGAACGCATATCCAATGCGGGTCAATGTTATCTCTGTACATCTGAAACATTTCTTTGGTGTGTGCTATTGTTTCAGAATACTGGGCTTCAAGATCAATAAACATTACACCTATCTTTTTATTCCTTTTTATGGCCTCTTCCATAACAAGGTGAAACATTACGCTACTATCTTTACCGCCAGAAAAAGCTATATATTGCCTTTCTGTATTATCGAATGTTTCGCTTATTCTTTTTCGTGAAGCGTCCAACACGCTAACATTGTGATATCTTTTAATTGCCATATCAATAAATATCGGACTGCCGATCCCCGGAATAAGCCTCTTCCATAGTCACCTCTTTGCGTTTGTTTTTAACAAGCCATTTATTTAAGTATTTTAAGGCAGATTGATTGGCCGCCTCTTGCTCTGCTTCTGTAAGCAAAAAGAATCCGCCCCGATATGAGGACGGCACTCCAAGGGAATAACAGGCTGATGCTTGCCCAAGCCAAGCAATTCTATTCATAGAACTATTTGTTAGGTAGTGTTCGCAAGAGTTTTTCCATTCTGTGATTACTTTTTCTAGTGTTGCTTCAAATTTTGGAATGTCTGAAAGGAATTTTCGGTATTCCTCCTCGCACTCGGTCTTGGTCATATCCTCTTTTGTTGAAGCATAAAATCCCGCTTTGTGGCATTCCCATTTTTCATATGTGTGAAAGACTCTGTTTTGATCGCTAGTGTTCACGGTTCTAAACTTTTCTGCCTCTTCTCCATATGTGGAAATATCGTCGGTAAGTTCTTCAAAATCTTTTTCTGTTACTTGACCCTCGATGTCCCAAGACCTTGAGAATTGCTGATCTTGAAATAAGTCGGCCAATCCGGTTATTTGGCACAACCTTAAAATCTCGTCTTGATCCATTCCAAGCTCTCTAGAGATTTTCTCGTCTGACCAGTTTCGCCTTTTTAGCTCAACAACAATATCAGACATAGCTTCGACCTTGTGTTTTCCCCTTGCCCGATTGTGCCGAATTGTTGCGGCTATCCGGTCGCTTTTGTCTGTTCTATCGTCTTTAATTTTGACGATAGGCAGATAACCCATTACCCTAGTTTTAATATCTAAATCTTCTTTGCCACAACGGTTTCTATGAAAGCCGTCAATTACTTCAAATTGTCCATTTTCATTAGGCATAGCAACGATTGGTTGCGTATATCCATCGGACAAAATTGATACTCTTAATAGCTCCATTTCTGGGGGTGCAACGCTATTCGGATTATAATCATTTGCGTGAACATCATTTGCCTTAACCCATAAAACACAATCTACTGGTTCAGTTTTGAATGGGCTAATTTCGTGAAGCTGAATTTTTATTGAGTTTATGGCTTCAACTCTTTGGTCAAGGGGCAGTTTGCCTAAAGCCTGTATTTGTTCTGCTATTGAGGATTTCATTTGTTAATGGTTTATTGATCTTATTTTGAATCGTCAAGTATTATTTTCATCTCTTAACCAGATAATCTTTTGCATACGCCCACGCTGGGTTCATGTGAAT